GGACGGAGATAGATTGAAGTCAATTACAGAACAACGTGAATGTAATGGATCGATGATACGTTGTTTGTAATTACAAGTGAAGATGAAAGAACAGTTCTTTGCAAATTCTTCAATTGCATTACGCAAAGCAGGTTGTGTCGAATTAGGATTCAGGTAGTCTGCTTCGTCGATGATGATAACTTTACGACGACCCGTAAAACTCATCGCAGAAGCAAACCCCTTAATCTTTACACGAAAGGTGTCGATACCAGATTCATCAGAACCATTGATTACAATGTAATCGCAACCGATCTCGTTGCACATTGCTTTCGCTACGGTTGTCTTGCCTACTCCCGGACCACCAGCTAGAATTAGATTTGGTATCTCTTTCTGGCTGACGTATTCCTGAAACGGTTTCTTCAGACGATCTGGTAGAATGCAGTCCTCGATTGTTTGAGGACGATACTTCTCTGTCCATAATATATGTTCCATTAGAACCTTTCACAAATATCATAATATTAAGCAGCTTCGAACTTGCTGCCAGTCTCAGTAGTAATCCAGTATTGAATCTTACGATCATTATTCTGGAAGTGTGCAATACCCTTTGCAGAGATTGTCACGGTATAGTTTCCAGTCATAAGTTTTTCAATAAACTCAGAACGGAAAATCATATTGTATTTGGTTCCATTACCATCACCAACTTTCAGTTTATTGGTGTTGGCAGTATTGTTCATCTGCAAATCTGTGGTTGAAAGATTAACTTCTGTACCATCAGATTCTACAACAATGTGTGTGGATGACAATAGGCGACCAACCTGAAGAACCCACTGTAGATCATCTTTCGATAGATCAAACTTGATATCTTCACTTGGCATTACGATATCTTTCTCTGGTGCCACGACGATAACATCTGCATCACAGAAACCGTAACGGATAGTAGAACGACCACCCTTGCATTTGATCTTAACCTCTTTGTCGGAGAACTCAAATTCTGGCGATTCGTCTGCGGAAATGACGCCCAAAAAGTTATTTATGTCATATACACCGAAATTTGTGGGAAATTCTTCAGAAATTTCTGCGCTGGTCAAAATATTTTTGTGAGAATTTACAGTTCGGAGTGTCTTTCCAGTGCGGAAGAACATTCCTTGGTTGATATTGCCGTAGTTCTTTAGAACTTCAATTGTTTCTTTGGATAGTTTCATTATTTACCTCATTATTAAAATTGTCATCAATCGAATAGATTATATCATGTTCATACAAGAACATCAAGCAGCACATGGCATGAGCTAGGTGATGTATACCAGATTCTGGATCATCTCGCTCACCGTTCTTCCATGCCCATACGTGCCGTTGCATTGCATCAAAGTATCTACGTTTGGACTCAGGTACGAACTTCCAGTTGCCTCGTTCATACTTCTGAGCACCAAACGTCAATACAGCTACGGTCGCTTCGAGTGCTTTGGGTGGAAGCAACCCATATTCTAGTTTGCCTCCATCAAATTTACGACCTTGTTGTGTCATAGTTTACCTGTGAACTGTGCTACTGCTGGCATGTTACCAGTAAACGCATATGTACCAATGTGTTGTGTTTTCATCCATGGGCACAAATACACTTGTCCACCAATTGCTCGCCACCACTGGCAGAACATGTAATCTTCTGACAGATAACGATGTGATGCTTCATTTTCCAACTCAAGCATCTTTTTCGCTTCTTCGCTTACATCTTCACCCTTAGACGCACGTTCCATCAAACGATGGATATCTTCAAAGTTATATCCTTTGTCGATAACAGTATCAAAGTAAGCATGAATGTAACGTGATCCATCAAAGTTAGCTTGGCCAACATGATCTGGTTTGTATCGCAGATGTGGATATGCTTCTGCAAACTTTGTGAATACTTCACGTTTCACCATCATGAATCCAGTACCAATCTCCATCACTTCTAATGGCTCAGTAACTTGAAACTGTGATGTACCTTTGACAACGTTAAACACATACTCACCAACAAGAGTTTCTAATTCTCTTGCTTCCATGTTTGGATGTTTACGTGCTGCTGCAGCGATGTTGCCCCAATTGATAGACTTCTTAGGATAAGGTGCCCCAATAACATCTTTATCAAGTGCCATCAATGCAATAACGTCACGCGGATCGTAGTGAATATCAGAATCGATAAAGAGTAAATGTGTGCATTCCGAACGAAGGAATTCATCTACTAGGTAATTTCTTGCTCTTGTAATTAGTGATTCGTTGAAAAGAAAAGAAAACTTTGTATCAACACCGTAACGTGACATGACTGCCTGTAAATCCAAAGAGGATTTCATATACAGACCGTGATTCATACCACCATACATTGGTGTTGCAACAAAGAGTTTATTTTTTCTCAGTTCATCTATTTTGACTTGAATTTCCATAATTTATCCATAAAAAAGAGAGAGGGATATACTAATATATATCACCTCTCTCCACCTGTTTACCTACTAATTAGGCAAATGCTCGTTCGCCTTGAGCACGAATAGCCGCAATGCCTTCAGCAACCATACGCTTAGTTGGTGTGCCTAGACGGTAGAAGAAAACTTTGTCACCGTGTGCATTGATACGGCTGTTGTGATAGATTGCGTATCCATCATTACGTAGCTCATTGATTAGAGCTGATGGGTTTGCAACACCAAAAACACTTTGCATTTTGTTTGCAGTGAGAGTGTTGTAACCATCTTCTTTAGACAGATATGCCAGAACTTTTTGTTTTGCTGATTTCATATTAAAAACTCCATATAGTTTAGTCGCACAATTTATGGTACAGAGGCGACTCATCTCTGTTTTATAATAATACAACACCCAAGAGAGTAAGTCAATACTCTCCCAGGTATTAATGTCGATTAGAACGGTATTTCTTCACTCGTTTCTGGTTTTGCAGGTTCCTCAACAGGAGGTGCCATGATTTGTTCAGCACTTGCACCTGCATCGACTTTGGTATACAGATCAAGAAACGATGTTTTGGTATCAATATCAAAACGATTCAAGCAAAGTTGGATTGCTTTCATCTTGTTACCGAATACACCATGAGTCTTGACGATGTGTACCAGACGACGAGTTGAGATAACTTCATCAACACCGCCTTCATTGAAGGTTTTACGAATAACGTCAGCCCAAGTAACAAGTTTTTCTGCAAACTCATCATCAGGTTGACCAACAGATTCTAGTTCTTTCTTTAGAATCTTACGTTCGATTGCATTCGATGGCCAATCTTGTTCCATCGTATTGAGGAATCGCTCAAGGAACGCTTCGTTCAGTACGTTGGTATACATGTAACGACCATCTTCAGAACCTTTACCTTTAGTATTTGCAGTAGCAAATATGGTAAAGCCAGGTGCAGGTGTAATCAACTCATTCTTTTTCTTAAGCAAGAATGGTTTACCTTCAAGAACTCGCTGCAATGCAGCAAGATTGTTTGCACCGTAGTCAATCTCGTCAATACACAGAACTGCACCTTGACGAGCGGCAACAGTCACAGGACCGTCACGCCATTCCATTTGTCCATCGATAAGAACATAGTTACCCAAGAGATCAGATTCATCTGTATCTGGAGTCATGGATACGCAAACAAATTTACGTTTTGCTTTCGCACATGCTTGTTCGATAGACATCGTTTTACCGTTACCCGAATGACCTGTAATGAATACAGGAAAGAACTGTTCAGATTTAATGATATTAAGAATATCATCAAAGTTACCAAACGAAACATAGTTCTTGTAAACAGTTGGAATTAGATTCTCTGTTTCAAGATCAGTAGTAACATTGGAAATACGATGAACTTTCTTAGGTTCATCTTGAACTTCAGGTTGTTTAGGCATAGGTAAAACTTTCGCAGATAGATTAGGCACCCAATACATGCCACGTGCGGCACGATTGGAAGGTTCTTTCAAAAACCATTGAGGAACTTTAATGCCTAGATCATCACAAATACTTTCAATCTCAGATTTACTAACGGAAACTTTGCCGCTAGATTGCAGAGCATTCAAAAACTTCTCACGGGTTTCAGTACGAACTGACATAATATAGACTCCAAATCAAAGATACATCATAATAATAACATCAAATGGCATTACTGTCAAGCTCAGACAGCAATACCACCGATAAACTTAGATACCAAAACTCGGTTAACTTGACGAGATTTGTTCATTTTCATAAACGCATTTGCCAATTTACCAGAGGTAACTTTACCATTAATCTCAAGACCTTCATCTTCAATCTTAAGGCTACTACCGCCAGGAATCAGGAAGAAATTATCATATCCTTTTGTTTTACATTCAAGGAACTTTTGTTTCTTGAGTGTCTTGGTATGTTTGTCAGTCCAATCAGCGAACTCACGATCTCTTTGCCAGTTATCCTGAATCTTATGAATACGTTCCAAATCTTCATCTTCATAACGATTACGAATTGCATTCTTAGTCTCACTGTTAGAACCACCAGTAATAAAGAAACCGTAAACTTTGGCACCAGTAACTTTAGTTAGCCAAGTCATTGTTGCAGCACGTAATTCATTGTAAGAATTTTTATATTGCATTGAAAACTTATTCTTACGATCAATCAGATATGTGTTAAACATTTCTGGCGAAGCATGTTCAGGAACCAATTCACCATGACCATCATCTTTGTATGAATGACGCAGAGCATCGGCATCACCGTCATGCACAACAACCAGATTTACAATATCCAAGTTATGTTTCATACGGAACTGATCGATAACTTTGCGTGATGCAAATAGAGATTCGATCAGTGGTGTGTTCGACAAACTTTCACTAGGAGGAATTGGATGCCATGTACTTCTGTATCCACCTCTTCCCTGAAACGATCTACGAAGCAACAACATCATCTTAACAGATCGTTGAAATTCTGCAGCAGACATTGATGAGTTCAGATATTCACGCAAGAATACTGGACGAACAATAATTTCTCCTGATTTATTTACAACCTGTTGCTTCTGCAATTGAATGGTAGAGAAAGTATAATCATAGTCAGTGTTACCTTTATCAAGTACGTATGCATCGAGTGCATTACCAAAACCATAAACAGTAAAGGGAATGTTTACTTTACGGCAGAAGAATGCAAGAACCAAAATCTGTTCAATCGATGGAGCCATGTTCTCTGTCATCGAACCAGATTTGTCGAGCAACAAAATCAAACCATGCGATTTACCTTTAGGTACACGCATAACTTTCTTGAAGATTGCATCATCAAGTTTGTATTTGTAGATTTTGTTAATATCAATGTCACCAGTCGATGATACTTTTGCTTTTGAGAATTTACTTGCGGCTTTACGCATCTCAAATTCTTTTGCAAGCATGGTAATGTAACGTTCGTTCTTCTGTTTGAAATCTTTGTATTCAGATTCAGTTGAACTAGTTACAGCATCACCATAATGTTCAGTATAAAACTGTTCAAGTTGTTTGATTACACGTTTTGCAGGTGTAATGATTTTATCTAAATTGATTTCTGTCGGAACATGAACATACTTGTATTCTTTCGAACTTTCGTCAAGCAATCTTGCTTCATTGCGACGGAAGTTCTCATCAGTTTCCGCACGTGGAGTAAATTGATTTTCAGTGGATGGATTAGAATCCTTCTCACGATTTACTTGACCTGATTTATTTTTGTCCTCAGATGATTCGCCTTCACCAGAAGCTGAGTGTCCCTGGTCACCATCACCTTCATCACCTTCTTCACTTTCGGAACTATCAGAACCGAAATGATGTTCTGATTCACCCTCAAAAGTATCATCGGTGTCAACTTCATCATACATATCTTCCAACTCATCCATTTCTTCTCGGAGATCAGGATTTTGTTTGAAGAAATCTTCCATCAATTGTTGTTGTTCTTCTTTCGAGTATTCCCAAATTTTATTGGTAACTCGCAGAACATCTTCCCAAGTTTCAACACCATGAACTTCATTCAAAAGTTCACGTTCGGTGTCGTTATGAAATTCTACTTTGAAGAAAGGACCGATCTTGAAATGAATATTGATACGGTCAATGAATGCAAGTGCTCTAGTACGACCGTCCAGACCAAAGAAATCTCTACGATTCAGATTGTCGTATGCACGATGAAACGGACCAACAATACCAGGATATTTACGTTTGACTTTTTTCTCAATGCGAGCATCTTCAATCACATTAAGAAAATGTTTGTATGCACGACCATTCTTGGATGCAACATCATGCCATCCATCAGAAGGTGTATATAATGCGTGACCAACTTCATGTCCCATCAAAAGATCGTATAGATCACCATCCATATCTTTCCAGATTGGACAAGTAAGTACACGGGTTTTGGGATTGAATGAAGCTGTTTGAACTTTACGGTGTTCTACCGTTATGTTTTCCGTTGCCATTAGTTTGGCAAGGATCGATTTTGATTCTGCTGTAATCATACAGACTCCAATTACTATTGAACTTCTAGTATATCAGTCTTTATAATTTTTGTCAAGTAACCGTGCAATTGTTGCCGTAATGTTGTATCTTTGGCAATTTCTTCCATAATTGCCGGTAATCCATGATACTGCATTGCCGAAATGACATCATTTACACTGTGGTAAAAATGCATTTCTTCTTCTTCGGATATTTGTTGCCAGATAGAATTGTCCATATGATTATGATACTACATTTAGAAAAAACTGTCAAGCGAATTCACCTGACCTTGTTTATAACATTCTTTCCACGAAATCTTTGCAGCTAAACGTGGTATGCCTTTCCATTGTCCACCTGTAACTTCTTTCTCATATAACTTTACTATACCCGGATGAAACTCTGCAAGTTTTTTCATAGCGTTATTATGTCGTTCCAATGTTCTTTCAGATTCACAACCACCTTCTGATTGTGTTGCAATCGTATCTATTCTAAATCTATTACTGGTACGATTTGCAAATCCTTTCTTTAATAACTGTAGTGTAACATGGAAGTCCTCAGAGAACTCACAACCTAACCAATCTAATTCGTTTGCAGGAAACTTTGTTCCATCGTAATAAACGTTTGCACAAAGTCTAGTTACTTCTTTATATTCATTTTCACGATCAGGTATATTCCATGCAACATCCATACCAGAGAAAGTTATTCCTTGATCCATCCATTCACAAACTGTCTTTTCCCATTCAACAAAGTCAGATTCTTCCATCTTTCTTTTAGAATAGTCACCAGCTTCATCTTCCATTCTTGTACGATAGAATGATAGATCATCGTCAAGAACTGCAAAACGTTTATCTAAATTTTGTTTTACAATCCATTCTCTTGTAGGTGCCAGTGTTTGAATATGTTCTGGTAATACAACTATAGGATACTCACCATACAAATGTTTCTCACGATCTTGTACTACAAGAAATGTTTTTTGTTTCCAAACATCTGGAAGATTACTCCAAGTAATTTGTTTACTTGATCTACCGTAAGTAAGAATAAAAATTTTATTTAACATTAGCCATTCTCGTATCACAATAAGAGACACAGGACAATCTAGTTCCTGGTCCTTCAATTTCACTTACTCCATGTTGTTTACGACTGTCACCAACAAACACATCACCATCACCAACTGATATAGCTACACGATGTTGTGGTAGAATGAAGTATGCACCTTTGAAGTCACCAACTTTAAATACAGAAATACATGTGAGACTTGAATTCAAATCTCCCGCATCAATATGATATCCCATCATCGATGTATCATTCTCTGTGTATTTGTTTGCTGACATGGTAGTAAAAATTGTACCATTCAATCTATGTTCTTGTTTGATATACTTGTCTGCAAATGTAACTTGATTCTTATATTCTTTTGGTGCAATGAAGTCGTAAGCCTTTGCAGCATATTCATTCATGTCAAAGAATACTTTTTGTTTTTCTGGATTCTTCTTTGACCATGCATCCAATTCTACTTCACCAGTAAATCTACCTTTCTTGTATCCAAGTAGAACACTATGAATTGCTTTACCTCTTGCGACGGTATCCCATGTACCATCTTTCTTTTTACGAATCAATGCATTTCTAGTCTTACCTTTAAACTTATAGTGTTCACCTTCTACCCATCCAAACTTTTTAAGTAGTTCATCTGGATCCCAGGGTCCTGCTTGTGCAGTACGTAGATCGGAAGTGTGGTTTATTTCCATCATTGTCTTTACACAATTATCATAAACATCTTGTGGAAATACTTTACGTGCAACACCTGCAAGTAGTTCTCTTTCGCCAAACATATTTGCAGGACCCCATACACGAAAGTCATCATCAACTTCATCAGCATCAACCACTAAATCATAATCATCTTCTGTTGGAACACGACCATGAAATTTCTGTGATTCATCAAATCCAAGATCAGTGTCTATAAAAAACTCTTTCATTGATTTAATTCCTTGTATGGCTTTAGAACATTGTTGTATAGATGTGATGAGATTGCTTTCATAACTTTAGGTGCAACCATCAATCCAATTCGTTCTTCCATCGCTTCTTCACTACCAGGTGCAAACTTAAAGTCGTCTGGTAGACTCATAATACGCATCAATTCTTTAACTGTGAAACATCTATCTTCACTTGGATGAAAGTAAGAATGGCATCGACCAGTAATTGTTGGCGATGGAACATCCCATGAACATCTGAAATAATTGAAGTACGATGCTTTGTCTTTAAACTTTGCAAGTTTAGGTTCGTTCGGATTCTCTGCTGCAACATCCATTAGATAATTACAAAACTGCATCTGTTTATGTGGATTGAACGGAATCTTTTTTAGAACTTCTCTTGTTACTATATTACCATTAGCAACTCTGTCACGTTCGATCTGGCATTGATTTGCATATTCTGGATCAGAATCTAGTCCATCAAACGCACCAAGTAATGACATCTTTTGATTTGATGGTTCTGGAAATACTCTTGATTGAATATTCAGAAAGTTCCAACCCAATACATCTGCAACGTCTTGTCTCACGCCAATAATAAATGTTCTTTCACGACCTTGCGGAACACCAAAGTGTGACGCATTTAGAATCTTCCAACTGCAAAGATAACCAATACTCTCTAGCGCATTAAGAAAACTGTTTAGATAATCTCTTGCACTACCTGCTGATAATGCTTTTACATTCTCAATCACAATAGTTTTTGGTTGCAAATCTTTTGCAATACGAATCATCTCTAATGTTAGTTTCTCAATCTGAAACTGTTTATGTCCATGATAATTCTTTTCTTTGTCCCACGACTTCTCACGTTTACCCGACATAGAAAAGTGTGTACATGGTGGAGATCCATCAAAGATATCAAGTTCACCTGCTGTTAGATTTGCAGCATTTAAAAACTGAGAACCTTCAATCTCTTTAATATCTCCAGTAAGAACTACAGTACCAGGATGATTTAGTTTGTAAGATTCATATGCATGTTCAACAAATTCATTAGACACAAGTACCTTACCACCTGCAAGTTTATAACCTGTAGATGATCCACCTGCACCAGCGAACGTACTGATGACAGTAAATAAATTTTGTTCTGATGCGGCATTCATATCCGCAAGTGTATAAGGTTCATACTTCATAATATTATATAGGCTTTTAACTTATTGATTCTTGATATTGTTTCTTGTATTGACGTTTGATTTTTTTAATGAACTTCATTTGTTTTTCCTTCGCCATCTTTAACGCAAGTGGTTTCAGACTGTCTGTCATCTTAACACCATTCAAATGATCTAGTTCATGTTGAAAAACAACGGCAGGTACACCTTCCATCATTGCTTCATACTCAGTTCCATTTTCATCTGTCCATTGTGCAGTAATCCATGATGAACGTTTTAGATTCAAGAACATACCTGGAAACGACAGACAACCTTCTTTAACATCTTGTGCTTCGTCTGATTCATCAATAATTTTAGGATTGATACAAGTCAAAATTTTTCCATCATGTTGCATAACAAACATACGTTCGAATACACCACACTGATTTGCAGCAAGACCTAAACCGTTATACAATTTCATTGTCATCTTCAATCTTTTTGCAAGGACTGTCAATGTTCCATTTGGAAAGTTACCTGTGTATGTAGGTATCTTTTGTGCCAACATTGGATGATTGTCATCATATAATGGTAGTATTTGTAACTCAGAATCTTGTACTGTATTTTTAATACCTGCTTCGGTATCAATAACAAATGTATCACTCATTTAATTATCCTTGAAAAGTTTTTTACCTTGTCAAACTTTATGACATTAATAAATTTATCGTGTAGAATGTCACCCTTGTGACTAATCACAAATAGATTAACATCTTCCAACATATGAAGTATTTTCATCAGTTCTTCTGTACCACTAGTGTCTAGGCTAGAGTCAAACACTTCATCTAATATTAATAGATTGGTATTGGCAGAGTTCTTTAGTTTTGCAATCGCTCGCCATGTCAACATAAGTGCCATGTCGATACGTTGTTTCTCACCTTCCGAGAAGTTATGGTAACTAAACTCATCTCTGTGTCTAGATTTTATCACTTCCTTGAATGATTCGTCAAGCGTAAAGTTTACAAAGAAGTCTAAACTTGCCAGATATTTGTTTACCAGTTTGTTTATTATAGGAAGATATTGTTTGATGATCTTGGTTTTAATACCAGAATCTTTTAACAATGTTGATGCAACCTCATAATAACTTTTCTCATCTAATAACCGTTTAAGTTCTTCTGTTAAAGACTTCAGGTTATCTTCCAGTTGTTTTAGTTCTGTACTATCTTGTGTGTCTTGTGTGTTCTGTAATTCTTTTATTTCATTCTGCAATCTTTTGATATACTTTTGTACCTCTTTGATTGTAGTGTTCTTAGTTGCCATCTCTACTTGCAACTTCTGAATTTCTTTTTGAACTTCTTTGATTACATTCAGTCGTCCCTGTTCCGCTTCCATTTTGTTTCTAAGGTCTGATAGTCCGGTCTGACAATCTGCAACTTTGACGTTAAGAGATCCAATTTCTGATTCCTTAAACTCCAAGGCAATCTCTTGCCTACAGGTTGGACAACTTCCATTACTCTTGAAGAAATCGATATTTGATAAAAATTTGGATACGTTGCTTTCAATTTGCGATTCAAGTTTCGTGTATTTCTTAATCTTACTCTCAATCTCAGTTTGTGATACAGTAGAGTCGATAAGCCCGGAAATTTTCTGCGATAGCTCAGTAATGTCCGCATGTAGGGTTTGTAGAATTTGAGAATTATTCGATATCTCTGCATCATATTCCTTGATCCTTATTGTACGATCTTCTTTCATTTCATCGTCATGTTGTTTCTTCACTTCATATATCTTCTGATTGACATCAATGTTGTGTTTGGTATTTGATATTAAGTCTTTGTTGTTAGAGAGTTTGTCTTTAACAACAGTGTTCATACTTGAGAAGATTTGAATGTCGAGCAAGTCCTCGATGATGGCACGACGATCAGCAGCAGACAACTGCATGAACGGTGTGAAAGATGCTGAACCAAGAATGACGATCTGTGTGAAAGACTTGTAGTTTAGTTTAAGAATAAACTTCTCTAGATAGTCTTGGTAGTCTCTGACAGAAGCATCCTGATTCAGCAAAACTGAGTCTTGATATATCTCAAAGATGTTGGGTTTGATACCACGAACAATCTTATACGACTTTCCGTTAGTATCAAACTCAACTTCTACTACAGTATCCTTGTTGTTAATTGAGTTTACAAGGTTTGGTTTGTTAATGTTACGAAATGCTTTACCAAACAACGCAAAACACAACGCATCAAGCATTGTAGATTTACCCGATCCATTGTTACCAACGATCAAAGTATTTGATGCATTATCAAGTTTTATTTCTGTGAAATAATTTCCAGTGGAAAGAAGATTCTTCCACTTTACATTACGAAAAAATATCATTATTTAAATTTAGGTCCGTCTACCCAAACAACGATTGAACGTCTTGTTCCTTTTGTTACTGGTGCAACACCATGAATCATGAAAGAAGGGAATGCCAACACTCTTCCTTTTTTCTGTTCCATCTTTATTAATTTTTCAGGATCAGGTGATCCTGTTTGAATATAAAAATCTCCACCTTCATAATCATCTGGATCAGATAAAATCAAACTTAAAGATAGTTTTCTTGTTTCTGCCATTTCAATTGGTTTGTCCAAACCAAGAACCGTATCCATATGATAATCATATTTTCCAGGTTCTTCTCCTTCTTTACCTTCATATATTGTGTACTGAAAAGATTCAAAACCATTCAAGTCAAATTCATAAAATCTTCTATTCAATTGATCTGCAACAAAAAGCAATCTATCAAATATCCATTGATTTTCTGGATTAGGATTTCCCCAAGCAACTGTAGATTTTCTGGCAGGATTATTTAAATCACTTACACCATCTTTACCTACAGTATAAGATTCTTCTTTCTTTAACGTTTCGCAATACTCAAAAACTTTTTCTAGTTCTTCTTCAGTAAACAAATCGTCCCAATAAACATATGGATATGTAACTCCTGCACGTTCCTTAGGAAACAAATATAACATTCTACTCATTCTGTTTTCTCCACATTCAATGCCTCAACATAAAGTTCACGCATTACTGTTTTTAATTTATCTGGTTCGACATTCAATTGTAGACCATCAATATACTTAGAAAGTATAGTCATTGTATCTTCGGCTTGATCGATCAAATCTTGATCTTGGTCAAGTGAAACTTCAGTGAAGTCCTCTACAATTGACAAGTCAGATATTCCACATTTATATAGGTTATCAATAACAGTGTCGAACATGAATGGATTCTGTTTGTTGATGACAACCACTTTTACATAAGTGTCTTTGTATTGTGTGTAATCATATTGTTTCCAATATTCAAAATCTTGTTTCATATCATCATAGGTTATCTTGTGAAAGATTCTATATGGATTCTGAATAAAGGTAAGTTCTCTAGTATCGGTATCAAAGATGTGAAATCCACGTGGATCATTATAATCTGCCCAAGTCATTTCACCTGGAGTACCAACATAGGTAATATGACCATCACTTGATTTATGATGAAAGTGTCCGGTCAATACTATATCATACTTCTTTAAAGAAGATTTGTCAATACCTTCATGGCAAATATTACCTCTATCCATTTCAAAACCGGCGATCTCAAAATGACCGAAACATATCTGTGATCTAGATTCTTTTATTTTCTCAAAGATTTCAACTTGGTTATCATCACATATCCAAGGTACGATATCAATAGGAATACCCCGAAAATCAACTGTACTAAAAGAATCGTATATAAAAATATTTTCGTAATCATTTAAGAGTAAAGATGATGAGTTAACCTCTAATGTATTCTTGTATGCAACATCATGGTTACCCAGAAGGGTATGAAAAGTAATACCATTATCTTTAATAGGATCAAAGAAATATCTACGTACAAGATAGAGAGAATTGAAATTAATAAACTTACGGCGATCAAATAAATCTCCTAGTTGTACTATGGTATCAATATTATTCTCTTTGAGATATGGAAAGAATATCTCAGAATAGAACTTCTCATAGTGTCGGTGAAAGTCTAAAGAGTCACCACGCATTCCGTGATGCGTATCTCCTAATATGCAAATTTTCATAATGCTATTCTACGTCAGGTGCTAGGAAGTTGTCAACTCCCTTATTTGTTTTTGCCTTTTTCTTCTTCTTGTTTTCTTCAAAGTTATGAATAAATTCCGATATGTTTTCGTACATCTCGAATTGTTTGTAATTGCCATCTATGTCCTCAAACATTTCTGCTTCGTCTAGTATGCCAAACTGTTCTGTTGCTTTGTACTTCACATATAGTTGTTTCTTCTCTTTCATAATTCTACGCAAGAAAGCATAGTAAATGATCTGTGTAAAATAGGCAAATGGATTCTTTGATTTGTCAGGATCAAAGTTTCTAAAATACATTAGACAGTTCTCAATACCATCGGCAATCATCTCATCACGGAAAGAATAAGATATAAAATTCGGTTTACGTGACAGATGTTCGGCGATCTTTAAGAAACATTCTCCGATGTAATTTGGTATAGGTGGTTCTGATTTTCCCTCTTTTTCTGCAAGATCACACTTAGTTTTATAGTCAACAAGTGCGGCAAGGAACTCATCGTTCTTCACATAATGTTTTTCATTTGCCATATAATTTTCTTTCTACGCTTGACAGTTTTATTTTTCTTTGTATAATGGTTTGTGCTTCAATGAAGTTTTGTTCGCTTTATTTCCTCAATAGCTTCCATTACCTCAGCAGGCATTTCAGTTTCTTCTACTTCTAGATCAGCCGATTCTATTTCACTTTGTAGATATTCATCTAATAGTTTACCAAAATCTTCTTGACGTTGTATATTAATTTCAACCATCTTATTATAGTAGTCAACTAATTTCTTTTTGGGATTAAAGTAAGTTAATACATCCGAATTAGAAACAACAGCATGATCTTCTTCTATTAGTTCGTTAGGTAACCATGGTGCAATCAACATCATAGTTTGTCCAGTAGGTAATCTACGAAAGATTAAACGCATAGGATTAGTTAGTTTAACCATGTTTCCAGTTTGTGCGATATCAGATATGATATCATCTCCATTCTGCATACGAATTAGTTTAATGTTCATGTTTTTATCTCTATGTTGTAAAACTTATAGTTGAACTTTTCATCATCATAAATCTTAACACGTTCTATGAAATGTTTCAAGGTAAAATTGACATTTTTACCGTGTCTAAAATCATCTGCTATGTCGAATAAGACTGCTTCTTTTTTGTTGTCTCCGATTCGCAATCCTCTTCCAATTGATTGTAGATTTCTGACTCTAGATTTAGATGGCGAGGCAAAGACCACGTTATGTAGATTGCGTATATTAACGCCGGTACTAAAAGTACCATAAGAAGCAACAATAATGGCATCGTTTTCTTTCTCCGTTATAGATCGAACTGACTCACGAACTTCTGTGTCAGTACCACCAAAGACAAAGAACACATGTCTATTCTTAGCGTGTTCTTTAATGGCTGCATACAAATTCTTTCCGTGTTTATCAACGAACTGGAATAGTATGAGAGTGTTTCCTTCAAGGGATAGTGCCAGATTACGAATGAACTCATTTCTTTTCTGGTTCATAACTATATATTCTATTTCTGTTTGATAGTCCCATCCTTTTGCAATCTTACGAACTGATTCTGGATATTCTAATATCAAACATTTGATTTTAAAATCTGCAAGTTGTTTATCTTCAATTAGTTTTGCAGTGGTAGTTGACTGATGTAGAGGACCAAACAATCCTTCAAGTACCAATCTATGTGTCTGTGTTCCATCAATCGTACCAGTACAACCAATACGATACTCTGCATTGACTAGACCAGACATAATGGTAGTTAATGACTTTGATTTGAACTGATGTGCCTCATCTCCAAATACAAAATCAAACTGTTCAAAATATTCAGGCGGATTCTTGTAGATAGATTGCCAAGTAGTAATAGTCAGAAACTTATCTGTATGCTTGTCTTTTCCTGAATACTGTCTATGGGTGTTGTTTGCGGCATCGTAACCATAAGATTCAAAATCAGAATACATTTGCTCAACAAGAGAAGTTGTAGGAACAATTAGTAATCCTTTCTTATAACCTTTATATTGCAGATATCTTAAAATCAAATATTGAATCAACGATTTACCTGATCCAGTAGGTGATAATAACAACATTCGTTTGTTTCTTATGGCAGTAAGAAATGCTTTGTATTGATAATCTCTTATGCCTTCTGTTATAATATCTTTGTTAAGATCAAGTTGTTCTAAGAATTCATTTGCTTCGACAGCAGAAAAATTAACTGTTGAATTTACATCAGGTAAAATTTCTAATTCATAATCTCTTTCTTCACAAAACTTTTCAATGTATGGAATTAATCCATGATAGATCGTAAAGGTTCTGAGATCAGCCAGTCGTATCTTACCATCCCAAAGTTTATTCTTAAACGCAGGCATGAACTGATAACCTGGAACATAGAATGTAAAGTAGTCAGCAAGTTCTTGTGCCGTACTACGTTCACATTCAAATGATATGTACGCTTCGTTTAGTTTGCGTAAAGTTAAATCTGCCATTATCCACCATTAACAAATCTCTCCCACGCAATAAAGTCACGCAATTGATATGTTCGAGAATTAAGTTCTTTTATAATTGAAATACAAACATCAATGATTTCATCATGCACAAGTTTCTTTGCTTTGTACTTGTTGATATCTTCATCTGCTTCTAAGTATGTAGCGATGTCAGATTTGAGTGCGAACGGAAACGGATCCCATCCATACTTTTTTAAATCATCATCGTCTAGTTTACCAGTATAATATTCCCATTTCAGTTTCTTCCAACGATTAAGTTGAAACTCTGCATCTCTTGCCATCATACGATGATTGGACAAGATGGTAACATATTTACTGTGTAGTTTAGGAATGTTTAGAAGTTCTTTACCAGGTTCAGTACGATCAATCTCGGCGTCTTTACGCCACATTTCC